GGGAACAGAAGAATCCCTTTTGTATATTGAATGTTTGCTATTTGGACAAGCGGCAAAGCGTTATAAGCTGCAATTATAGCCGCCCTGTCGTCAGTTATACCGTCTCCTTTAGCACCGAACTGTTTAATATCTACAGTATGATTGATAACAGACATCAACCATCTTCCTGGTAAAGCTGCACTTAAAGCATCCGGTTTTAAAACAGTCCCGCCGTTATCGGTAGCTGTTGACGACCCAGACCAAATATAAAGCGCTCCGCCGCCACTGCTCGCAGAATAGTACCCTAAAGTATTAGCGTAAACAGTTCCCTGTGTATATGTATTTGATGCCCTCAGTTCTGCAACAGAAGCAAACGTTGAAGGAGCTACAGTAACAGGTGGAGGATTTGAAATTATTATTCCGCTCTGTAAGGCTATATTATCAAACTGAACATCCACTATTCCACCTGTACCTGTATTTAAAATTCTTACCCGGTTAAAAGCATCAGCCCCACCGAAAGCACTCATAGGTATCGACACCAATTGCCATGCACCTACTGCTGTTTTACTATAACCCCATGCTGTTAAATTAACTGTATTACCTACCTGCGTATTCGTATTGTATAATCTTACTACCCAATTACGGGCAGCAGAAAAGCTGTTATTATTTCTTACCCAAATCTGAAGATTGGTGAAAGTAGCTTTGCTTACTGTAGTTGAATTTGTATATTGGAAATAGGCGTTATTTGCAGCGGCTGTAATACGGGTTGATAAAGAACCTGCTTCCGGGTTAGTACCGTAATTAAATGCTGCTGTTATTGTTCCACCTGTTCCGGTTGTCCATTCTATGTTTTCATTGTAAACAGTAGTTGAAGCTGGCCCCGTTGGAGCGGTATTATTCTCGTCAATCCTTACTACCAATAATTCCAGTTGTCCTGCTGTTACTTCAGGGATAGCACCGACACCGCCGCTTGAATTATCTCCTTTTAGAATATGAATACCGGTATCGTCTAGATATTCTACATCAAATCTGAACTCGCCTGTTCCTGCAGTACCTGCGTCGTGAGTTAAAGTTCCTGATGTTAAAGTATATTGAATACAGTTTATAGTGTATGTACCTGCGGTGTGAGCGTAAGTTAATCCTGATACATAGCTGGCTGTTATATTAGAAGCGTTATTACAGGCAGAGGGAGAAGGCGTTTGATTATACAAATCTCCATTAGCATCATAGCGGACTTCATCCCCTGGTTGTAGATTTGTTGTTGTTGATTTTATAAACTTATACCACCGAGTAGTATCTCCCCACATCGGCCAATTGGTTAAATCCTTAGCAAAACCTGTTTTACTATGTGTTGAATCTAACGGTATATCCAGTACATCTGTGGCCCAATACCTCTGTAATTTATTCCCGTAGGTGTTTTTATACCATATATATTTAGAAGTATCGTTACCACCGTTGATCTGAGCAAAGGAACTCAGAAAACAAAAGGCTGATAAAAGAAAAAATAATATCTTTTTCATCTTAATAATTTCTATAAAGAATAATAAATCTCTGAACCGAGGTAATTGCCAATCCAAGAGTAAAAACAGTTCCGTTCCATATATATTCTGTACTATCAGGAGAAGAACTTACTTTATAGAGTATCGCGTTTTCTCTTAATATCAGCAATATCTTTTTTCCAATTAATGCTGGTATGCTTAAAGTAGCTCCTTCATTTCCGTCAGATATATACTCAAGATCATAAACCTTCATATCTATACTGCCATAACTACCAGGATTATCACCTGAAGTAATAAATAAATCAGTCGGTATCTGACATACGTTCTGATCGTAAGGAACACCTACCGAAAAATCTACGTAACAGCCAGCCAGCATATCATTATCATACTCCTGAGTAACAGTAACGATATTATTAGCATCGCTGATTGACCAATCGTTTAAAGAGCCAAAATTCATTTGAGCAAAAACATCTAACGCAATACTGATCATATCACTCTGGACATCCTGCTCGTTTTCCTTAGAATCCTGGCTAACGTGAACCAAGTCAAGGAAAAATATTCTAAATCCAAAAGTTGCCTGATGGCCTGACAGGCTTATTACACTCGTTGTATCCTGTAAAAAACATGACGCGTATCTTGCTGTTTTTTCAGTTAGGAAATCTTGCACCAGCCCCTGGTAAAAGTTTCTTATCTGCTTGTGGGCAAGAACTATTGTTTGTATTCTTTTTATTATTTGATTGTACGTCATTCTGTTTACTTAGATAAACTTTTAGTTTCTGCTCGTTTTTCTTGCTTGTATTTTTTGACATAGTTAATCATGATATGGTTGACCGTTAAAACCTCCTGGATTACACCACGGGTCTTTATATGAATCTCCCAGATAAACCGGGTTAGTAAAATTTCTTTGCTCCGGTGTCACTGTATCAACTGTTGATCCTGGTTGCCTGTATTCAGGGTATTTACTTAATCTTCCTGATTGATCTATTAAAAATAATTTCATCCGGTTAGCATAATATTCAGCCCTGTTTTTATACCCGTTAGCTATATCAACCAGCTCACTCATAGACGGAAGCTCTGTATTCTCACCCTGCTTTCTTACCACTCCTTTATTCCAGAATTGGTAAGAAGTTGATGTAGGCATTAACGATAGAGTAAAGTATATTAGCGCATCGATCAGATAAGTATCAACAAGATATTTATAGTCAGCTAATGAGCCGTCAGTTACAATAGTATTATCCGCTATTATAGTTTGCAGTTTTTCAAACAGAGCTGTTCCAAGAACTGGTTTTATATAAACATCCTGAGCATATTTTATATCCGGGTAAATTAATTTTGGGTCAAGATTACCGTGGACAATACTTCTTTCTTTAAGGATTACATCAGATATCAATAAAGTATTTACACTCATGCTGCACCTCCTTTTTGAACAACGATATTACTTTTCCAGTTGTGCCGGCAATACGGAGTTATATTACCATCCTTATGCGTCCAGAATCCTCCACGGCGATCAAATACACTATAGCCTAATCGCTGTGATATTTTTTCTATATCAGCTCTTGAGTAAAGCCTGTTCAATTTCAGCATCTTCGCGCAGAATGGCCTGTTACGATCGTCCTGTGGGCCTTCGTAAGAATATTTAATAAATATTTTAGCCGGGGGTACGCTACCTGCAATTGGCGGTGGCGCCGATATATCTGCACTTGCTGGTATCAGCCTTTCAAATACTATATCCTCTCCGATCTTTTCTTCTGTTTGCTCCAGGTAACCACGCTTAATAAGTGATTCAATCCGGCCTTCTACGTATGCGACAGTTTGCCCTGTTACTTCTGCGATCACTTCAGGAGTAATGCGCTTATCCTTTTTAATAAGCTCAAGTATTCTATCTTCTGTCCTGGTAACGTCATAGGTTTTAAAAGCCTCTTGTATATAAATACTCTCGTCATCTTCAGCCTGCTCTACCTGGCTAAAAGAAACCCTCTTTGATTTTAATATCTCAAAATCATCTTTACTATACCCGCAGGCATCAAACATTGCGATAATACTATCATCATTCTCTACTGCCGACATAGCTGAAGCCTGTACCCCGAGCATAGTTTTAAGATCAGCATCAGGAAGGCCCATGCTTGTGCGCAGCATAGTCATTGCCATGCCAAGATCAATACGACCTTTTATGTAATCACGACGGATCCGTAGTAACTGCTGATATTGTTTAGCTGATAGATTTTTGACATGAGGATTTGTGGCTATCAGATCAGCTTCGTTTGCTGCAGGGGTAGCGGTTGGGTCTGTAGGTTTATTATCGCTGCCTATATTCGGGAGCGACCACATATCTTCAGGAATACCAAGCTGCTTAAATACAAATACTTTGGGTAGTGCATTTATAACATCCTTCACATCAAACTGAACACCGATCGGATCGGCAGGCTGCAATTCATACTCACCAGGAAAAGCAGTAAACTTCATTAAAGAAGTAACTTCTTTAGAAAGCGTATGCGCCTTTGGCTTTGAATATGTATTCTGAAATATTGCGTAGGCTGTTTGTAGCTCTGTATCCCCTCCAAGCTGCCCTTCTGTTTTAATACCGAACAGCATGCCTGAAGTAACTTTATGACCTGTGAATATACTTTGCTGCACACTTTTACTTAACTCGATATACATCTTATCCAGATCACTGCCTGAAAGATCGTCTACCTGTACAGTTTGATTTACGCTATTGGCATCATTGAAAACAAGAACAAACTTTCCTGCGTTTTCAGCCCCGGCAAACTTTCTTTTAAACCCAAGCTCAATTTCTTTTTTCTTTTCTTCAGGCGGCTCTCCTTTAAAAAACTGTATCAGCTTTGATGGAGCCATCCCGTTACAGATAGAAGAAAGATTGAATTTACTTATCTCTATATCTGTTTCGATAGCATTATTACATTGAATATACCCAGGAAGTGGGTAATACCGGCTCATCGGCCTATACTCGTTATAAGAAAATATTTGTGATCCTGTAGGTTGGGTAGGGTTAAAATCAGGGATAAATATTGGCTGCTCCCTATTATTTTTTATATCCCAACATTCCTTCCACCAGAAGCCGCCTTCTTTGCCTACCCTTAAAGTTGTAAAATCAACGTGGTATATATCAGAAATTTTACCGGCTGCGTTCCAAATAATCTCCACCCTGAACCCTCCGTATATTTCAACGTCAAGGTTTATTTTTTTAGCAATATCATTAAGGGTATCACCAAGCCTGTTAATAACTATATCCCCGTTCTCGAATCCCTTACCAAAAATATAATCTGCTTTACCGGTAATTATCGCTCCGTGATTAGGAGATTTATTAAACAGGTAAGTAAGGTACTCTGGATAATCATTTTTTTCCCCGTAAGCAATATAATCCTTACTGCGCTGCTCTTTAAAAACAGGAACTTTACTATCCTGAAACTTTACAAAAACTATATCAGGCCCAGTAGAGTACTGCTGCCCGTTAGTTTTTAAAAGTTCCTGTGGTATCGTTATTGGTTCAGCCATTATCCGTTATATGCTTTATATGAGGTTGCTATTTCGTACATATTATATGCGAAATCTGTTGTCCTGTTAAGGATCATTTTCCCGTATTCGAGTATCGCCCCGGATAAATCAGGATCAACATTGCTGCTGCTTGCCTGCTCGTAAATCTTATAGTGCCATTCCCCAGGAGGCTTATCTGAAAATTTAACAGCAGCATTTATTGTAAACTGATTATACCTGGACGGGTAAAGGCTTGTATCAGCAGCTATAAAAGCAACAGTTTCTTTTGTTAAAACATGTGTAAATACAAATAGAAAATACGGGTTAGCTATCGATACAAACTCTGTTAAAGTCAGTATTAACTCTGCCGCCGTATCGTTTTGCTTAAATTCTAGCATCTTATACTAAATATAAAAACCCGTGTTTTGTTTCAAACATCGGGCTTTAATATACTGGACCGTCCGAAAAATTATGTCTGTAAAGTAGATATTACTGAAGAATCAACAAAAGGAGCAAGTTCAGGTTCTTTACCTGTAAAGTTCAGCGTATACCCATTTCTATCACCCCAGGCCGTTCCTGTTGCTGCTGAACCTGATTCTAGCCTAAGTCCGTTAACCCGTCCAAATAAGCGATATGTATCGTTCTGGTCATGAATTACAGCTACCAGGAAATTTCTGGATAAAAGGATAATTTCATTACGAACAGCAATATTTTGCTTATTAATTATAATAGTTCCTTTCTGATCGTAGAAAATAGTTCCGTTCTGGATATTACCAACGATGTCTTCGTTGAAGTTTGCTGTTTCTCTTACAAGCTGATACTTCCTGAACACCTTACCGGATACCTTTGTAATCGCTGTAAGATTGCCGCTGCTTTCAGTATATGACTCAATATTATTGAACTCTATTAAATAGACTTCTTTGGTACCGCCAGTACCTACGTCACAACCAAAACTATAATCCGATGTTAAGGCACAACTTACTGCCATTGTTTAATATTTAAAGGGGCTTTGCAGCCCCGTTTATTAAGATAAAGTAAATGTTACAATCTCGTCAGGGAATGCTACGTTCACCCCGTATTTGAACTGTACCTTGAAACGCAGGTAATCCTTGAACTGATCTTCCATCATTGAGAATGATTCGTATTCATTTTCCAGGTCAACTCCCGCGAATGCATTGCTCATTCTCATTGCAAATAGCCTGTTTGTACCGTCCAGGCCGTGTACTGCTGTCAGTTTGTAATTCGTACCAGGGATAATAACAACTCCGTTGGCTGCACTTACCTCGCTTCCTGTTGGTGCGAAGTTGAACAGGTTTTGATCCGTGAACGCGTTAATAAATTTATTAAAAATATCCCAACCGCAGAATATACGAATATCATCCTGCCCGGTTACATCAGCAGGAAGGGCAAGCCACATTGCGTTGACTATTGCCTTCACGTTGCTGGAAATTATTCCTGTAGCAGATGATATAGGAGCACCTGAAGCAATATATACTGCTGTGTTTGCTTGTACAGCGGTACCTGCAGCATCAATCAGTTTAATCAAACCATCGAATCTTGAAAGGTTTGCATTAACAGACGTAGTGTCTCCTTGCCAGATGGCTATTTCCAATTGCTTAGCAACGGTCGCTGCTTTCAGGTCTGAGTATTCCTGTTCAAAAGGAAGCACATTACTGTCGCTGCCTTTAGCCAGTTTTTTACTCATGTACACGGTATTCAGCGTCTTTACGCAGATGTCCTCAACAACGGCTATTTCACCAATAGTAACCTGACGCTGCGTTAAAGAAGTATTACCGCTCGATACCCTTGTACAGCCGGTGCCATTCTGAAAAATAGCATCTGTAGCAAGAATATTTATTTTCTCAGCGTATTTTACGCCAGTCATAACAGTACCTTCCTGACGGATAAGGTCAGAAGTTTTTCCACCGAAAAGGGATTTAACTACAAGTAAATCCTCGTTTTCGATTATATAACTGGTAAGGCTCGATACACTTAATGCCATGATGTTTTATTTTAAAAAATTATTAATATCTTTTTGTGTTCTTCATTGCTGTAATTCCGGCTGCAATACTTTCGAGAGCAGCTTCGCGTTTACCGACGCGCTCAAACCTTTCTTTTTTATTTCCGGTCAGTGTTTTTGCATCCTCAGTTGGCAGGTTAACCAAAGTCTCTGCCAGTTCAAACAACCCCTTTATAACCTCATCCTGCTTCTTAATCTTTTCTTCCTGTTCGGTAGCTTTCTGATACGAGGCACTCAATTGCATTGCGATACTATTCTGATATGCTTCTACAGCTTCAGCCTGTGATACTTTTGCAATCTCATACCCAAACAAACACTGCATCATTGCTTTAGCCATTACCTCAAGGTTTGTTAATCTCTCGTCTGCTGTGCCTACTGCAAATTTTGCGGCCATAGCTTCCATCTGCGCATGTGTTACAGGAGCAGCAGGTGGCGCTTGTGCAGGTGGCGGAGGTGCTGCTGAAGCAGCAGGTGCGGCTACTGGTGTAGTGGCTGTAATCATTCCCATTGCATCAGTAGTTATTGTACTCCCGTCCTGGAGAGTATAAGTACCAGCAGCAACCGGGGAACCGTTTGCAGTAACCATATCGCCTATAGCAGGGTCATCGCCTGCTTGTATAATTGAAATTTGTGTTCCGTCTTGTAGAGTATACATTATTCCTGTTGAAGCAGGAGGAGCAGCAGGTGGCGGAGGCATTGGCCCGTCAAATACTGCTTTTATTTTTGCTAAGATTTCTTTAGCTGTCATACTATTAAATATTAATCTTCAAATAATGTTTCATTTAAAAGCGATTTAATTTTCAGCAATACATCTTCAGCGGACATTTTTGTCAGCTTTACAGGTATATAACTGAACAATCCCTCAACACTAAATCCTTTGATATCTCCGCATTTTACCTTAGCCCAAACGTCAGGATTATTAACTTTTGCTGAAATAAACCAACTACCGTCAGGAGAATCTTCAAACCCTGAAGGAGCTTGTATTCCAATCTCTTTATCTGAAATAAAGGAATTGAAAATAGTTACATCTGATACCTGTTGCTGATCGTCATGAAACAGGTTGAACTTTTGCATAAACCCTTTGGCAGAAAACTTCTCAACTATACACTGAATGGCTGGTTTATCAAAAACGACGTAGTATTCCCCGAGCTGATTATCTTTCCGGTAAAGAGGCATGTCGGCCATCATAGCAGGGCCGGAAATAATTCTTTTTTCCTCGTTAAGAGTAAACTTAGCCTTCTGTTTCTGCTCGTTAAAAGCTTGGAAATTTTTATCAATAGCAGGCTTATCAACCAGGCCAATAGCCTGCACTTCAAGATCGGATGTTAAAGATGGATCAATAACCGCTTTATAAATCGCTAGCTCCATAACGATAAATATAAAAGCGAATGGAATGTTTCACTTAGCCTCCAAGACGAGCCTGCCTGTTAAGTCTAGCATTGCGATCTGCTGAATTTTTTACATCAGAATCAAGGACATAAACACGCCCGCTAGTAGCATCACCTATTCCCTTAATACTATTCTGATCAATCTTTGTACCTGATTGAGTAGGAGCAACAGGAGCAGGCTGAGCAGGAAGTCCTGTCGGGGCGGACCCGCCACCGCTCCCTTGCCCTGGTATTTGTACAGCTAAGATTTTCTTTACAGCAGCTATTCCAGAAGCGACGGCTCCGGCAGCGGCAACAACACCAAGCGCGATACCTACCGGGCCTGGTATCTGTTCAACTATACCAGCGAAGGCCGATATAGCAGATTGAAAAGTCTTTATTGTTGTTGAGGCAATAGCTAAAGCTTTACCTGTTGCAGTTTGTTTACCAGCTAATTCTGCAAGAGTTTCCAATCCGTCTCCAATAGCCGATACTGTAGCTGCTGAATGCTGTCTCTCAAGATCACGGATAGCTATACGGGATTCAGAAAGTTGTTGTGTTTTTGCATTATACTCCTGTTCTGTAATAAATTGCTGATCAAATGCATCTTGCACAAGTTGTTGCTGTGCATCCAAAGCAGCTTTCTTTGCTTCAAACTCAAAATTATTTGCGTCTATAATCTTTTGGTTGGCAGCTTCAGACAGAGCAAAACCTTTTTTCTGATCTTCTTTGAGATTTTTTGCGTCCAATTTATCCTGCGCTGCCTTGAGCTCATCCTGTAAAGCATCTTTAATTTGCTGTAGCTTTGTTTGATCATCTTTGTACCTCTTAATAGCATCGTTTAATTTTTGTTCATACCCTATCTGTAACTCAACTCTTTCTTTTTCACGGGTATCTTTTATAGCATCTACAGATAATTTTGTGCGGATAGCAGCCAGCTCTTTTTGGAAAGCAGCCTCTTTATCTGCAATTTCTTTATTGTGTTTTTCGCGTAATGCATCTTCCTGAAGATTAGCGCTTATATTCAACTCGTTTATTAAAGCATTGTACTGAGCCTGGTTTATTTTGCGACTCTTTAACTGTTCATCAAAACCGCGTTTCTGTTCTGATATCCTGTTCTCAAGCGCTTGTTTTTCTTTCTCGTTAGCATCTTTAATACCAAGTAGCTGATTATCCTGCTGAAGCTTTAATAACGTTTTTTGATACTCTAAAAGATCAGCAGCTATTTTCTTTCTTTCCTCAGCAGATTGTTTAGCGGCCGCGGTGCGTTCTGCCTGTTCTTGTTTTTCAGCAGCAGTTAACTGTTTGCCTATACGACGAAGTTCATTGGCATTTTCAGTCTCTACCTGTATTTGCTCAATGCGTATTTTATTAATCTCGTCTTGGTTTTTCCTGGCTCCATCTTTCTCTAGAGTTAATTGAGCAATCTTATTTTCAGCAGTACGCTTGGCCAAATCAATATCTTGCTTCGCATTTTCCTCTGCTGCTGCCTGAAGTTCTTTTAAAGCAGCCTTTCTTTTAGCAACAGGAACATCTTCATCAGTTGCCTGTTCGCGTAAAATAGCAAGTTGCTTTTGCCGTTGCGCGGCCTCAAGATCGTTTTGTAATTGTTCTTTATGTAATTCCTGGGCCTGCTTTGTAAGATTAGACATTGCAGTATAGGCTTTCCCTACATCATCAACAATACCTTTTATCTCATCGGCGGCACCGGAAAAATCAAACGAAAAGAATTTTACTATAGCACTACCTATTCTTGAAAGATCATCAAATAAAGCCTGGGCCGCCGCTTTCAGCCCGGCAAAAATCTGCTCTACTTTTTCAGCTCCTTCAAAAGTATTTGTGAATGCTTTATATAATAAAGCCAGAGCACCTACGATAGCAGTTATTAATAAAACAATAGGATTAGCCAGCAAGGCCTTAAATGCTGCTGATAATTTACCTACTCCTTCTGTAGCTCCAGAGAAGGCAGGGTTTACCTTTCCTATATTTTCTTTTATGTTAGAAAAATGGGTAGTTGTTTCAGAAGCAGATTTATTAAGATTATTAACAGAGTTTTTTAAATCATCCTGGGCGGCTTTCAGTTTTTTAAATGCCTCTGCCTGCTCTGCACTGCCAACTTTTGCGTTATCAAACTCCTTCTGTAAATCTTTTATATTCTGCTTTAATTCAGCAGTAGTTTTTGAGGCTGCTGCTGCTTGGGAAGCATCTACTTTTAAAGTTGCTGCTATTACAGTATTTTGTTCTGCCATTACTTCTTTTTGAGTTGTTCTATTTCATACTTTGATTTTGCTTTTAAATAAGCAAGATCATTAAACACGTTACGGATATTCAGATTATAAACATCGTCTAATTTTATACGTTCGTAAATGGCTATCTGCTCAGCTGCGTAATGCCATCCGTATTTCTTATTAAACGGGTCATTTACCGCTCCTGGCTCATGCACATCAACATCCAGTCCGAATAGCCATTCATACGATTTATTAAAAGCCCTGAAATTTTCTATAAATCTTGATATAGTTCCTGTTATCATAGTTATAGGTTGAGTCAAAAAATATTCAGCTCTTAGGCTGTGATTATCTGAATCATTATTCCCGCTCATAGAAGCAAGTATATTATGTGCTGCAGCTATGGTGTCGCCTGAAAGGAAAAAAGATAATTCCATATACTGCCCGAACCTCATGCTGCCTGTATCATAGTTAAGACTATAAAACCCGATCTTATTAAATGGTTTTGGCTCAAACGGTTTACTGAATAATTCAGATACTTTTCTTATCAACTTACCTGATTTAACAGGCTTCATATTATCAAGTTGATATTCTGTAAGATCGCATACTATACAGGTCGTAAATAATAACTTATCAAGATCGTCCAGATCGTTCCTATTATTAATAACATCTATCTGCTGAAATTTATAAAGCGATATTTTATTCCAATTAAGCACCATATAATATTTTAAAACGTTCACCGGCACCAGTTGCGAGCCCGAGAGTTATATCAGTTAAATCCCATATATATTCTGTTGAATCAGGACTTAAAGTAACGTCGTATAAAACACTTCCTTCTCTTGTAATAAGATAAATGGTTTTACCCGCTAACGCAGATATTGTTATAGTAGTACCTTCGGCACCGGTTGCCACGTATTTAAGTGTAGTTATTACTGCTGCTCCTACCTGCGCCCTGGTAGCGGAATAAGCTACTCCGGTAGTTGGATCTGCCATAACCAGCAACCTTGTAGGGTCTGCTGCCTCTGTATCCGTTAACGGAGTTAGTTCATTTATTTTTTTAGCGAGTGCCATTTATTAAATTTTATCGGTGTAATATTTCATTACCAGTATTATACTCTAACGGGTTTCCGTTACTCCATAGAAGGAAGTACTCCTCAAGTCCAGGGTCTGTTCCCGGAGGGAAGCTATACCCGGTATTAATTACTTTAAGAAGCTCTACCTCACAATCAGAAGGAGAAGAAACGTTATAATCAGTTATTTTATTTAATCTCCATAGAACTCCATCTACGACTATATACTTTGAAAAATCAAGAGAAAAAATATCTTTAACAGTAAGATAAAATTTTGCAGTTAGCAGTTTACTATCTTTATCTGTTATCTCTGCCATATACGAACTCCAATAAAGATTAAACTGTGTCTTAGTTAGATCTCCTGCTACAAATATGAAAAACAATTCCTGTACAGCTCCGAAATTCAAATCATTATCTGTATTATCAGGGTCGTCAAAATGACCGGCATAGCCATAATCGTTATAAGCATGCAGAACTGTAGCTCCGTTTTTAATATTCCATGAAGTAACGCCGGACATCTTCTTTGTCTGCATTATACGTATAACGCTATCAATATTTTCTTCAGTAAACGTAGGTGAATTTCCAGTCCGTTTAAATATAGTCGGGTAAACTTTATCTTCTCCATCGTAGCCAACTATAGGAGTAGGCGCAAATATTAAAGTAAGTGTATTTGTTTGCGATGCAAATTCAAACTCTGAATCAAAAATATGTGATCCGTAAACCTGGTTATACCGTTTCTGATACAGGTCATTCCAATAATCTGTATCACTCTTGTAGTTAAAATTATAAATCTTACTATTGACTTCGCTCATAGGTTTAATCTTAATAACCTTATCGCGATTCATTTTATAAGTCCAATCTATAGCCTCTCCTGAATCAGTAGAATAATAATCTACAAACGGGGCGATAAAAATCATTTTTTCATCAAAAAGATTTTCGTATACATATAAATTAAATAGCTGAACTATTGAAAGAAGAAAATCAACCTGCCGTATATTCTGTGGTATCGAATCATTTATGGTTATAGTCTGCCCGTAATCGACAGGGAGCAATGTGGCTGCTGATGCATCTACATTAAAATAGCTACCGTTTTGAACAGTAACAAGCATCTCTGTTCCTACCCCGTCGTACTTAACAAAAATATCAAGTACATCGTTTGTTATAAGCGTAGTTGTAGTTGTACCAGTCCAATTCCAATTAACAGTAACTACAGGTGGGGCTGTAAATGTAGCTGACGCAAGCACAATCCCGTTCTTTCTTACTTGGGCTGTAAATGTTCCTGGTGTTGTTGCATGCCTTGTTCCTTGTAAAAACCATGAAAGATTTATAGATAAAGATGTAGCACCATTGTATTTAAACTGCCCTGATGTATACGTAAAACCTCCGGCTATATGCGTATCCCACATTACCGGATCGGAAGGAAAACCGAAATGAGTATCAATAATTGTTTGAGTTGTTGTTTTAGTAGCTGTAATAATTCTGCCTGTCCTAGATAATAAAGTTTTTTGATTATGCGGGATTACCAGTTTTTTAAATCGTGTTGTATTAAAAAGATCGCAGGTATACCGAAACCCTGCTGCTGAAAACATCTTATCAATATACTCTTTTACATATAGTGCTGGCCTGAATGTTCTTATATCCCAATTATGTTTATCAGTAGAATAATTACCGTAATCGATATGAGGAAAATAAACACCAGAGCCAGGGGTGTTATCCCATGACGCAGCGACGTTTGTTTCATTATATACAAGATCATAAGCTGAAAAATCAAGATCAGTTAAAAAGCCAGATGATAACGCAACAGATAAAGTAGTCAGTTCACCGTTCAATGCCATCTCGTACTCTATCGTTTTATTGTCTTTATCAATCTCAAGCATTCTTATAGTGCCCTTAAACGTTTGTAAGTTATCCTGAAAAATATAGCATCGGGCAGATTTAGACGCATTGAAATTATATCCTATATTATTTAGTGTAGGATCGTAGTCGTTACGGATACCAGTCTCAAATATATTTCCGAAAACTGCGTTATTGTTTGCTGTACCCGGGAGGACTATTGTTTTACTGAATGTAGTTGAACGGGTAGCGAAATTCTTAATATCATCTATAGCAAAAGTAAGCAAGCTGCTTATATCAGCAGTAAGATCAATACGCTTTCCTTCTACAAATATCTCTGTTACCATTTAATTCAGTACTAAATAAAATAAACAATCAAAACTTATAGCCCTGTGTGTTGTTCTGAAAAATCCAAGTTCAGGAAATGACCAATCAGTATAAACTATCCATGCATTCATTGGCGCTCTCATATCTTTAGGTAATAGTATCATCTGAATTGAGAATTTAACTGGTTGCCAAATTCAATATTCAGTGCAAGGTTCGTCATTTCGTCATTTATAAACTTCTTTTCCTCGTAGCTGTTATCAGTAATTACACACGGAAATAAATACCCTCCGTCTTCTATATAAACCATTGGAGAAAGAATTAAATCTTTTAGCCATATATATTCTGAATCAGAAAGGTTATCTGTATTAAGTAATAACTTTTCTTTGAATTGCACAGCATACACCGATCTATTTTCATTATAAACACCGTTGCTGTTTTTAAAAGTAACTAAGCCTGCAGAATCAACGGTATATGGAAGCTTGCCGAAATCCTTCCTGGTAATATCAATAGTTTTACGGCTTACTTTAGTAAACAGTTTACTCTCGAACCCACCGTATTGATTCAGGAAATGAATAGTATTTACTGTATAAATATTTTCGCACGTAAGATCAACGTAATAAATCTGTGATCCTATCTGTACTGTGTAGTATTGAGTTGAAGCGTTTATTGTTCCTGCCTGCGCAGCATTGATAGCTACCGGTGAAATATTTAATACCTGCATTACATTAGCCCCCGACGGAGTAAACGTAGTCGAGTAAGTTGATCCTCCACCGGTTGGAGTTACTATAAAATTAACTGCGCTTGTACTTGAAGGTAGGTAAGAGATGAAATTATATGACGAAGTAAGCAATGTCTGTAATCTTGCCGGTCTATTGCTTGCCACCTTATCTGAAAAAGACGTAAGGCTACTCGATACGCCTACCAGTCTGCCGTTATAATTATTAAAAAATACTCTTGCTGAATCAACTACCAAATCAGCTATTCCAGAAAAAGCATACTCTTCCCCAAAGTGCATCGTTACCTGGACGCTGAAAACCCCATCACCCATTTGCTGGCAGACTATACCTGGGCCTGGGTTGAAAACTGTAGCTAGGTAGTTTCTTACTATCTGCCCGACGTTAAAAATCCCTATAGCGGTTACCGGGTCAGGAACTTTTTTAATCCTGGCTACCAGGGTAGCTCCTATATAAACATCACCTATGAATTTGTAATTAGGGTAAGTAACCGGGTCGCTGGTATGCTCCGGAAAAGCTACAGTATAAACCAGGTCATCATGAGCTGAACTGTAAGCTGCTGGTGTGGCTGTAATAGTGTATGCCATACCAGTAAATATAAAAAACGTGAAGTTGTTTTTGAGGCTAATAATACATACGCTCTGCCCTTACCTTAAGTTGATTGTCATTTTCAAACGGGCCTGTAATAGTAAATTCTCTCTCTATTGAAATTATTCTTTTTTCTTCAGGAGTTCCTTGCTTATAGTACCAATGTTCGAAAGGATCGTTGTAGCATATAATTCTTGCGCAATTATCCTTAATATCTTGAATATTATTAACATCTATGCCAGAATCAATAAATCTTTTTTTAATTAATTCATCAAGATCGTAGGCAAGCTGAGTTGTTAAGGAGTTGATATAATAAATCATACCTTAAACGAATTTATAATATCCACCTTCAGGGCAGCGCCAAGCTGGCTACCTACGCGCTTCTGCGTGCTCAAGACAGCCTTATCTAAAAAGGCTGTAGGTTTTATCCCGTGCTGTAAGATCGACCGGGCAACAGCGTATGAATTATCCAGGTCACCTATTGAGACGTTTTTCTTTTCCTGTCGGCTTATTGTCTTATGCCGGTTCGTGTTTTTAGTAGAAAGTTTTCCATGTTTGGACCATTCCCGGATAGCATCAACCATTTTCTTTGGCGGGTAATCTCCCTTAAACTGGTACGCACCAGATCCGCTCTTAGTTCCTTTTACTCCTTTATTCAGAAACAAACCGTAGAATAGCATCTCAATTTCAACCTTCACTGTCTTACCATTCAGGGTTGGCTCTGTAGCGTTTATTGATGCTGAAAGACTTCCTGAGGCATTACTATTGCTTGAGTTAAGATTCTGCTGCATATCGTCAACCATACCACCAGCAAGCACTATTAATTGTGTAATAGTTTCCTTAGGACGAATACCATTCTCATCCCCGATAGAATCCAGGAAACCTTCTGCTAATGCTGCTGCTTGTGCGCGGGCGATTGACATAGTTTATGAATTTGCATGCAGGTAAAGTTAAATTATTTATCACGAATAATAATAGCAATAAAAAACAAGCCAAGTATCAAGCCGCCACATAAAGTTTGCTGCAAATTATTAGTAAAAGGGTTTATTAATAATGAGAATATGACCGATACAACACCCATTTGTATTATTAATTCTGCTTTTTTATTTTTCATAATACTTTTATTTCCCAATCCCAGCAACCTTAGCAATCGGCGCATCAGCAACATCATCTACCTGAAATTTAAACTTCCCGCCCGCAATCTCCTGCCGGTGCAATATCTTTTGCGAGTCAAGTATTTCAGTAATCTGATCTTCTGCTTCCTTCTCCATATTTAATTCGCGCACTTGTTTTAAGATGCGGTCGTAGGCTGTGTCTAGCATGCGCCATTGGCGGGATAACTCTTTTGTGGTCATTGTTGTTGTTTTAAAATTATTGTTGAATGATTAGGCGCTATTGCAACTATATGTTTATCCCTGTTATAAAAAATTGTTCTTCCATCTTCTCGCGGCATTATAGTAGCGGCATTAACTGTTATATTAATATCAGCTATATAAATAATCCAGACTTTATCTTTTACAGCTTCTTTCATATCACGTAAATGGGTAACGAGGCCTCTTATTCCTTCTGAATAGTTTTAATATGAAGCGGATTATATTAGCCATAGTACTCCCAATCGTGCATCTTTATTTCATCAACTCTTTTAATTTCACATTCACCATCACGAATAGAAACGTGCTGGCTTGCTAATTTTATTACTTCATCACGATCTTCGCCTATGGCACCATTAACACGAAACCATCCTTTTTTAGAATCTCCTATAGGCCCGCATACTGGTTTGTATATCGTAATCAGCATACCACCTCCTTTTCATTTACCAATTCAAGTTCGTCGATGGAGGAGATGACTGCAAAGTTTTCTGTCTGATACCCGTTTTCATCTTCGTGGTATCCTTTAAGTATATAGCAAAGACATTTTCTCATTCCAGCGTATAAGTAAACCGTTTCAACAACTTGACATATATCACCAACCTGCGGATCTGTTAAATCCCATTGACGATCACACTCAGGATGATCTTTTGTTGATATACATATAACCTGCATATACTATACATTTACGCCCTCAGCAACCGGGTGTGCAAATAGATTGTTCAGAAGTACGTGCGACGGTCCCGGTGCTTCAGGCTATCCTTTAATTATGTTGTTTGTGAGAATACTTCTGAACATGGAAGTAAATTAATAAAACTATTTTGAATTAGGAAAATTTATTTTTTACCATATCGATATATTCCCTGTAGAAGCGCCGGCAGTTTGCCATTTATGCCAGGCAAGAGCAAGGGCGCAGACATCGTCGTCATGCTCACCTTCAGGAGCGGAGTATCTTATCCCGGTTCGGGTATATTCAAATTCAAACTGCTCTAATTGGTGCCGTAGTTTCCCTGATCCTGTAGCTACATTACCGTCGTCAGCTATCATTATCTTACGGCTTTGTATGCCTACAGCCAACCCTTCCATAAGCCTCTGTTTACTGGCTTGGGTAAATACGTAAGGCTCAACTTGGGTCTGAACCTGCTCGATCTGGCTTACCACTACATCACCGACACCAGTACTATCTACAGCCATAGGTTTATTAGGAAGATATTTTATTGTGTCGATAGTTTGTTGCCAACCAACTTTATTAAAGTTGTGGTAATGGCTCATAGTCCCTAGCTTGTCCAGCCCGATTATAGAAACATAGTCAATTTTACGGGCAAGGTCAATCCCGTAGCATACGGCTGGTTGAGCTGAAAGAGAAGGCTGACAGATAGCAGCAATATATTTTAATCCGAAAGGATTCGCCCCGTCCTCACCGGCCTCTGCAAGATAGAGGGCTTTAAAAGCGTAGTCTGGTAAATCCCGTTGAGCTGATTCTATTTCCTCTATAAACGGGCGATCATCCTTAGTTCTCATCCCGCAGGCTGCAGCATCGTAAGCGGTAATCTTGAAGTAAGCGTAATCTTTATCATGCCCCGCCTTTGCCCGCATAGCCAGTTTATAACCCCAGGATTTATTCGAGGTAGCATTGCCAATAAACTTTCCCTTACCTCCGGTGCTTGTTATAGTAGTCCTGAGCGCATGCCAGGCTGTTTCCCTTGCCCTGGTAAACTCGTCGAATACGAAAGCATAGACATCATCGCCGTATAAATTATCAGGCTTCTCCCCGGTTTTAAACTCGATCTTCGCCCCGTTAATTAATGTTATAATCAGGTTAGTTTCGTTAGCTGTAAATATGGACCGGTCACTGATCTGGTTCTTCATCCTGTTATAAGCAACCTTTGCCTGACTGAATGTAGGCGCAACCCACCATACGGACTGATTCGCCCTACACTGAAGAGCCTGCTCGAATAGCCAAACGATATGAGAAGCGGTCTTACCAACCTTCGTTGCAGCGATTGTAACAGTAAACCTGGCCGTAGAATTAAGTATATCTAATTGATACGGGTAAAGGAATGGCCTATCGTATACTATCTTTCTCATTTCCTCCTATATACCCGGTTATGAACTACCGATAATACAAATTCCCAATCATTATTATCGTTCAGTTTATCATTAACAACTTTAGTTACTGATTCAATCCCGCAGAAATAACCGAACGGCATCGGGAAGTTATTACAACAATCATCTATAACAAGATACCCGCCTGATTTTACAAGATGTGAATAGTTGTCAATATCATTAATGACGTTCCTTTCCTCATGCCCACCATCGATATAAAGTATATCAGTGCTTATCTTCTGGGCCATCGAAATAATATCAGGGTCTTCGGATAACCCTTTCAGAATAGTGTAATCCTTTTCAAGCTCAAACTGATCATGAATATAAACTATGTCTTTCCCGTAATCGCTTTGCCATACTCCTCCTTCTGTTGATAGCGGGGTAATACCATATCTCTCGCACTTCTTACCAAGCATATCAGCAAGCAGTCTGCATAAACTTAAAGTCTGCCCTTTCAGTACTCCTATTTCCATGAAAGTAAAATCATCAGGCATATCCTGAATAATTAATTTCCACATCCAGTGAAACGATCTTTCCCCAAACCCGAATATATTATTCTCTACAAAGTCACGGTGTTCTTTTAACTGAGGCACAAAGTTTACCAGGGAGGCAAATCCTTCGTTCATAGTTTTATGGCCATGCTCTGTATTCTCCCATTGATTAGCTGCTTCTGAAAGAGTTTTATATTTAACCATCTTATAAATATTTGATTCATGGCTCTTGCCGTTAAAATGAATTACCGATGCTTCTGTGCCTGTAATATTATTTCTCAGCAGTCTATTAATAGAGAAATCTCTAGGCTGCATAAAAGCATACGATTGAAATAATTTACACTCCATATCCAACTTTATGTTTTCTCCTTTAAGGTATAGCTGAGTAAAATATCTTTGATCATCATCCTCGTTCTTTACAGGGTTTTTATCAATCATATTTAAGTATTGATATATTGGTGCTATGTAAGTCCCACTATTCAGATACTTCCATATTTTATCACACTCAGGGTAGTTTGCATCAGCATCGGGCCATCTATGTTTTTCTGTACTGAATAATATTCCGCCATCGTAACTGGTTATTGGTTTTTGAAATAAAGTATCATAAGCATCTACAAAAACAAAGTGAGTATACCCTTCTAATGTTTTCAGGTAGTTGTAAGTTTCTATTATCTTACTGCCGAATCCGCGCCAGCCTTCTGTGTAAATTACATGCATATCCATTCCGCAATTATCTGCCGATTGTATCAACGCCTCTAAATATGGATGCTTCTGGCTTGCTACTGTTATTACTTTAAGGCGCATACTGATACAATGCTTTATGATACCTTTTTTCAATCAGCTTAAATCCTTTATCAAAGATCAGATTTTCAATAATACTGTGATCGTAGTAATTCGTCACGTCGTCGAATACCCAACAGGCACCGGGGTCAATTCTGGATAGAAAGAAATTAATCTCTATTTTCAAAGGGTCTACTGCATGTGGCCCGTCAAAGTGAACGAAAGAATATTTAGTTTCCATTCTCTTTTCGTGCTGGTATATAGGAACGCCATCTTCATAGCGTTTAAAAAATTCTGTATCTTCTAAAGGGAAAAATATAAAATGAATATTCATCTCCTTACAATAGTTGCTGATATTGCTAAGGCAATCATACATCATCCCGTTAGTATAGTCAAGCCTTACCCAATCACCTTCTTTATGCTCGTACTCAATACTCCCGTAAGGGTCTATTGCTATATGAACTTTATCGGGGCATAATCTATGTATAGCATCAATAATAAATTTAGTTCCGCCCCCGCGCCGTAGTCCTATTTCGCAAGTCATGCCTTTTGCTGCTGAAGATAATTCAACCCCTTGCGTTAATAAATGATAATCGCCAGAATCACCAGGAAGATCAAAGGCCATAATAAATTGGTTTTATACCTGCGTACATTTCGTGTACTAGTTTAATTACTTCCTGTGTATATTGCCCGCTGTGTTTCTGTTTCCAATCCTGGTAAGGAGTCTTTCCGTCGTCAATATGATCTATTTGAATATGAGAAAGAAAACAGCTATACATTCCGGCTAGGTGTGTGCGGTGCGACATAATCACATCATCGTATCCATATACCCCAGGCTGATATAAAAAACCTACCTTATCAATAAGAGCAGCAGAGTGCATTACGCAACTTCCGATCACATGTTTTACTTTTTCTACTGTAATCCAAGATTCTCCTGGTTGATGCGGAAGCATAATTAATTCACTTCTAAAATCTTCCTCTTTATGCCCCGGCCACTCCCAACAATCTTTACGTTTTAAACCAACCTGTCCTATTTTCGGTTCGCGTGCTATAGCAGCATCCATCTCATCAACCCAACCAATATAAGATGTTTCTATGTCATCATCCATCTTTATCAGGTTTTCCCCCTGTATTCTAAGTGCCCATAGCTCGTTAATAGCTTTAGCGGTCCCGATATTCTCCGGGTTGCTTACTATGTACTGAATGATGTTCGCGTACTTATCTGTGATCTTCAGTGTACGCTCAGTAAAAGCGTTTATACTCAGCATTAATCTATGCTTACTGAAATCAACAGTATTACGGATTGATTCCAGAGTACGCTCCAGGCATGAATCTTTCTGGTTTTCTTCTGTGGAAAATACGGCAATGGCTATAAGGGCACACATATATTATTTTTTTGTTGATTCAATCTTCTTGTTTCCCAAGATTTGGCGTGTCCTATAATCCATCTACTCTTTGCATCTTCACTCCATTTGATACCCTTTCTTATTTTACCAGTTTGGGATATACTCATCTTCTTTTTTGTTTCTTCAGAGTGAGCTTGAACTCCTTTTTTACCCTTATTCCACGGTATTCTTTTTTCTTTCATAATCCGTCTCGTTTCTTCCGACCACTTATTACCAACCCCAAATTTATTACCCTTCATCCTTTCTTTTAATTTTGATTTAAATTCTTCTGAATGTGTAAGATTATCGTACCCGTCTCCTCCTCTTTTTAAATTTAATATAGGCCATCCTAATTCTTTTGCTTTTGCAATCCAATTAGTTTCTTCCTGTCTCCAGTTATCTTTATTTACTTCAGATAAAATCTCAATAGCTGGTTTTAGACCTTTTAATTTAAGATCAAGAATCCATTTTTCTTTTCTTGTAGGCTTCCTTGATCTTTCAGCGCCAATTATATGCAATCTTAATCTTTCAGATAATTTAACCCATGTCTTACCAATATATTTTATCTCATTTATTTCCGGGTCTTTTAAACAATATATCTTAACAAGACGCTTCATTTTCTATGATGATTTTTATGTGATGGGAAAGATGCTTTGGTAACGAATGCTTCTGTAGTTGGTGCCGGAGTTTCCTTAGCCTTTTTCTCCTCGTACTCATTAAACTGCCTGAATACTATCCTGACAAGATCGAAGATACAAGGCCCGCAATCTTCGTTATAAACATAATTAGGAAACCATTCCTCACGTAGTATGCGTAGTAAATCGTTTTTAATAACACTGGCCTTCTTAGCTGTACCGGCCTGAATAGTTTCTATATAAGCGTCACGGTTGAGCTGTAGAAACTCTCTGTTTGATATATTCATCGTACAATATATAACTGTTAATAATAAACGTTTTCAGGCAAGGCTCACACCATAAATCAGGCTGCGCTCCAGGATCAATATACTTCTTAATGATATCACGCAATCGTTCACGGTCCATCATTCTCATAGTTCTTGGTGGGCTATTCTGAGAGTAAGATTCTACGGCCCATCGGTTATCATTCATGAACTGGTGATCGGAATAGGTCATTTATACAATCGCTTTAACCTTTTAACCGTATTCCTCGGTTTAAATATTCTCATGTAATCCTTTACAGTCATGAATATACAATTACTAAAATCATACCACCTGTTTCTTGCCGACATACTCCAATATCTGTTTACGCTTTAAATTAATCTTACTAAAGTTATAAAACTTATCACAATATTCAGCTAGCTTTTCGCCTGCTTCTCTCTGCGCCCCTCTTGATCTTATCAGCTTACGGATATGTTTAACCCAATCAGCAGAGCAGCTACAATACAGTAACGGTAAATCTAAGTAAGGGTGGACCTTGGAAGCAATAACAGGAAGTTTTAAATTAGCCGCTTCTAATACTTTCAGATTTGATTTATGCCTGTTAAACCTGCTGTTCACTAACGGTACCAGGCACACATCTGCATCCTCATAGGCTTTATAATAATCTGTTACTTTAGCGTAAGGGATTAGCTTGTATTGATGTTTAACGCCGGCAGTATAGCTCATTACCATTTTATGCCAATCTCTGTGATCTACAGCATACCCGGCCATTACCATTTTAATCTTAGCTGCGTCGTGAGACAGAGCGTGTACCGGCCGTGCCAGTATCTCAACATCTTCTTTATGGGTATCACTTCCCTGCCAGAATAATCTCGTAAAAGGCGACCTGGTTCTTTCGATAGCAAATTGCCCCTGATGCGGAATAGCATTCTCACATACATGAACATTCTCGTTATACGGAAGTACTTCAGTCGCCAATCTATCGTGTGTAGTTAGTACCACATCAGCCAGCTTTAATTGCTGTACCTGCTTAGTAGCAAAATCAATTTCCTGATAGTGCTCGTTTAAAATATGATGACTATCCAACTCCCAATAATCATCTATATCAACAGCTATCTTAAACCCGTATTTTTCTTTTAATTGAATGATAGTTGGCAAAGCGTGCTCAGGAACGATACGATTATAAATAAAAATATCAGGCTTCTTTTCCTCGAAATGTTTTTCCTGCAGATCATTGGTCACAAAAACATTTACATCTTCCATCAGTAGTAAAGGAAGTATGAGCCTGTGATAAGCTGGTCCGTTATTAGAGTTTACGAAAGCGAGGATGGAGATCATAATACCAGTATAATAAGAATAGATAAAAATAATCCTAACCCTGCAAATATTAAAGCAGCTACAGCCCAATCGGGATAATTACTATTGCCTTTTGAATCTTGGATGTTAGCCATCATAACCTACCTTTTATTAACTCAAACATCGCACCCACAAATACCCCTGCCGGCAACATAAAATACCATACCTCACAATGAAAACATAAAGCTATAATCAAAGAGATCCACCCGGTTAAGCATTTAATACAGTTGAATGGTTTTACGCTACCGAGATGGAGTACCTCAATATTCATAAACGCTACCGATAAAGAGAATAGCAGTATTAACGGCACTGATAACGATGGTGTGTGTAGTTTAGGAATATACGGCCATAGGAAATAGATGGCTGCGATAGCAGCGAGGAATAATAACCATGAGAGTATATGTTTAATAGTCTTCATCATCAATAATTTTAAACGATGCTTTAATTAGTTTATTATACATATCCTCTACAGCATAGGTTATCATATCTATATTCTGTAACGGGTCTGTTTCGTAAGCTACACCTGAATAAAGTATTACAGGCTTTTCAACTTCTTTCTGATTCTTTTGCAGCTCTTCAATCTGCCTTCTTAGCACTCTTAGCGTGGAAATTATATTCATACTCTTATAGTTTTAGTTTCTTTTACAACCCGCGCCGCAGGCTCAACCCTGCTTCTTAATTCCTGAAATGATTTCTGAATAGTTTTATAACAACTAATAAACGGTATTCTTGTTTCTTTCTGAATAGCTCTGTAGTTTCCATGCTTCATGTATAGCTTTACCAGCTCAGCGTTATACCAGTACAGGTTATCAACTTCAGATACAACTTTCAATTCAAAATCTTCACGTTCTATTCTTTCCTCTATATCGACAGCGTTTATTGATGCTTGTTTTATTATATTAGTATGAAGTTTACTTATCCTTCCGCTATCATCCCTGTCTTGTAAATTAATAATATACTCAGACAGTGATAAAAAGAACCTCCTATACTTCTTCGCAAACGGTGATGTATTACTCTTTACCTGGTTCAGTATTGTTCTTACTACAAAAAACTCTAACTGATTTCGGTCATACATCTCAGTTATACGATCTTCAGGCCACTCACAAACGATTAAAATAATTTCCTGTTTTAAATCTTCCCGCAGATGAGGTGGTTCCATCTTTGAAATACAATCATTGAAGTTCTTACTCGTAAATAATTCAGTGATTATTTTATCACGGGTCACTTGTTCAGGTTAAGTGTTATTGATAGTGGTTCTCCTCCAGGGCCGCTGATCTCTTGCTCCTGCTTATCTTTCCAGCCCATATTTTTAAGCGCGAAAATGGAGCCTGTAGGAGTTGTAGATCGAAGATTCTTCTCATATTCATGCTCAATATAAATCCTTGCTCGTTTTATAGGGTAAGTAAATTCTTCTTTTTCTCCGTAGTCATAAAGAGACTGCTTACTGCAAAATCCAAGATAAATAGCTAACCCTGTTATAGTTGCAGGTTCTGGCAATCTTTTCCATGTTTCTTCGACATTCCCAGCCTCGTCAACTTTAGTTACTTTTTCTCCTTGAATATGAACGAAGTAGGCATCCACCATTTCCATTAACTTTTCAGGTGTATCAAAAAATGGTGGTCTTCCCCCATTTCCGTCTAATGCATACTTATTACCTATTGGTGCGCCCATAAGACTAAATTAGTAAAGTTTTTTAAACTAAAAAAATATTAGCCTGTACTAACTTGTGTTAGTTGCATAGCTAACTAATATACCATTTTTTTTGCTCCTGCATATTGTTTTTTTTCACCTGCGAAAGCAGAATCATTATTATTTTTCTTTCCTTTAATAGCATTCAATTGCATGCGACCGGATGCGTCCGCATTTTTATTTTCTTTTTTCCATCTATAATTAGCTGATTTTCTTGCTCTTTCTGATTTTAAGTCCATCATAGCAATTAGACGTTTTGAGTAAAAAAAATCATCATCAAAAACAAACAATTTATACGACTTTATAACTTTTGTAATGTCGCATGCGACCGCATGCCATCGCAATGCGAACGCATCAATATCTTCAAATTTTAATTTAAATTCTGGCTCTGCACGGAGCTTTTCTATAAGTGCCCAAAATATTCCATAACCTACCATCCCCATCTCGTTTATCAATTTTATACATTTTGGATCATCCTGGGCATTCATATCATGGCTAAAGTAATAAGCCTCTTTTCTCATACTGGTATATATTGTCTTGTGAAAGTATCGTAAGTATATGATGTAAAACCTGTTTTACCAAGCCATGAATAACGGACTTTTTGAATATAAACATCTACTCCTCCAGTCTCAAAATCACGCCAGATACAAAGCCCATTGTCAGTTTTATTGAAGAAATGTGCACTACCTGAGATGTTGTACAGATTTGGTATTTCAAACTTACCCGTACGTTTATCTTTTGCGATTTTTGTAGGATGTGCAACAAGGAAAATATGTATATTGTTTTGGATAGCGAAAACCTTTAATTCTGTAAGGCATTCTGATATATATTGTGTTTCTGTTTGCCCTTCTCCGACATGATGCTCTATATAATTCCAGGGGTCAATAATAAGCCCATTGATACCCTTACGGGTGATAAGTTCTTTTGTTTTTTGGAGTATACCCGAAAGCGTCACATTAATTGCGTTAATATTTATAAAAGTAAAGTTATTATCTATAATTGCAATACTTCTATCGGCTTCATCTTTATTAATCCTATGACTAAAATCTTTCCTGAATTGAAACGATTTACCTGTAAATTTTTCCATTAGCTTGGTAACATGGTAAGAACTCGGCTGGTTCTCAAACGAACATATAGCCCAATTCCAGTTATGTAATTTAGTCAATTGGGCCATTAAATAATCACAGTATTCGCTTTTGCCGCTACCAGGTATGCCCGTTACTACAGTTATTTGACCTGGTAAAAATGTAAGATATTCATCAAGACCGCCAGCCATTGTTTTAAATCCTTTTGGATATCCGTTTTCGTAATAATTAATTACGTCCTCAAACATATCATCCATAGTGTTAATGCCCTCTATTGGATAATATTCTGCAGATTGTATTAAATGTGAGATTGATAACGGCCCTTGTTGAGTGAGTAATTGATTGGCGTCTTTGATTCCTTCCGGCCATTTTACTTTAAGGCATTTATTTTTACCTAACCGCCTGGCAAGTTCATCTCTTAGATTTTGTCCAGCAGTATCATTATCAGTTAAAACTATTATTGATTTTTTATTCTCGAAATATTGCCAGCAATTATCTAAGTATGGTAGTTTTTGATTTCCGGTTGCGGCTCCGTTTGGAACGCTGACTACATTTTTAAAACCAGATTCATGAAGTGATAACGCATCAACTTCACCTTCTACTATTATACACGTATCAGAATATTTAATGGCGTCAAGATTATAAAAAATTAACTCAGCGTTTTTGTATAATTTAAAATCTTTATTAGCTGCACGGTATTTTATATTGATTAGTTCGCCATCCCGGTAGTAGTTAAAATTTATTGTGTTAATTTCTTTCTGTGCGCCTGGCATCCATTCTATGGATTGAGTGACTTTAAGATCATTTAATGTTTGTAGAGATATACCACGTTGTTTAAAATATTTTATAGCATCTTCATTAAGTAATGAGTTTATATTCTTCGGACGTTCATAAACTTTATTTTCATCGTATTCTATATTGATATTATATTTAGTTGCCAGCTTAGTAATGACTTCTATAAAAGATTCGCCGGTATGTTCCTGTAAGAATTGTAAAGCATCACCTGATTTACCACACCCGAAACATTTGTAAACTTGTTTTGATTGACTAACGGTGAAGGATGGTGTTTTTTCATTATGAAAGGGGCATAATCCGCGCATATTAACGCCGTCACGTTTAAGCTTTACATAATCTCCTATAATATCAACAATATCAGTACGGGCATTAATAGTATTAATTGTGGTTTGGGAGATCATAAAGACAAGAATCCAGAAGGTTTCAGCGTAGCGGTAGCCTACTCCATTCGGGATATTAATAGTTTATCATGTCGCCGCTACTCGACTTTATAAATATACTTACAAGCTGTCATAAAAAATAAAAAACTCATCAATAGTTTTTATTACCCGGTATATACCTCCCGCACGTTCTATACGCTGTTGTTCACGTTCCTGGTTTTCGCTCTGTGTATCCCCTCCGATCTTAATTTCAATACTTACGTGCTTACCCTTAATTATGCAATGTAAATCAGCAGTGCCTTTTCGTGTCATAGACGGAAGAAACTTCTTAGTAGTAATTATATTACCAGATTCTTTTTGTTTCTCATGGCGTTCAATCAAACGACCCATAACATTAATACGGTTACAATAATTACCTGTCCAGTTTAGGTAATTAGAAATAGCCGATTGGAGGCCATTAGCTTTGAGAATCTTAGGGTATATTGGTTGGCAGTAGTGCCCATCATTCCATGCAATAGGAGTATTAGTTTTAAACCATTCACGATGTGCTAATTCGTAGCGTTGTTTCCAGTTAGACATAATCACCTGCTTTTGATTTTGGCCCTGTACCGGTAATAAATCCATGAATACGTTCGGCTAATTTTATTAAAGTTTCGCTATGGCATCCGCGTTGATGCTGGATGGCAAGTTTCATTGCGATAATACGCATTTCTTCTTTAGTAGCTGTTTGTTTTTTATTTGTCACTGTCTGGTAATTTTACTTCTACTGCATGATGAAATGGGTTTGATAATACATTAAGCGACCATATTAAACCGTTACGAACTACAATGTGATTCCATAATAAAATATTCATTTGTGTCTTATCAATATTTTTTAATGGATTGTGATGCTGATCACATACGCGAAATAATTTCCCATAACCCTTAATGTAGCAATGACCTGCTACTAGTTTATTGATCAAATCAAACGCTGATTGTTGCTGCTCTTGTTTTGTCATACGCTTAGGTTTATAAGGTTTATTTAATTCAATCGCTTTTAGCATGCCGTAATATTCACAAGGCTGTCGCTCAATACCGATCTGCGTAAGATCATTTTTCATAATTGCCATACATATAGCACGATAAGAAGGAACCTGGTCACGAATTTCTTGCGGAGGTTCATCTGGTAGCCCATCAGAATAACATCGCTGCTCCCATAGCTTGATATACCGTTGTATTTCTGCTAACATAATTATCTACGTGTTGTTGGGCTATTTTATCTGCGTCGTAACGCTGCTGATCAGTTAATAATTTCCAGGCTGCACGTGTAATATCTTCAGTAATTCCTAGTTTATAAAATACTGCACAATGACCAATGAAAGCACGCTTATTAACCGATGGATTACTTAATGAATTTATCATAGTCCTGGGCCAGGCGGTGATTACTTCAGCCATAGCAGCGCCGTACTTAATGTGATCGCCAGTAAATTCAATAGCTTCTTGTAACCTGGAATAATCACCTTTAGCCCACATGCCATTTATCCAATCTTCCCATTCGTAGTATGGTATCCATTGCTGTTTTATTCGTCAATCAGTTTTTTAGCCATCCAAACATTATATAATCCACCTAGCACACGTTCGTACAGTTTAAATTTTTCTGGTGTAATATCTACTATAGTTTCAACGAATGTTTTTGTATGAACGATGCCAAACTTATCAGCCTTTAATACCCGGTTATAAGCAACAAGTTGTAATTCTTGCTCAATCATTGCTTTAATTACACGCGGATTCCTTCCGTACCCTTCATTCTCCCATGAATCTTGGAATCGTTTAAGATGATAAATGAAGTTTTTTTTTGTTGCTTCAGGTAGGGTGGACATTAAAAATTCCGCGTATTGTTTCCAGGTAAAGTGCGCTGGCTTAGTAATATTTTTCCATCCCATAGCAGAAGTACCGCCGTATATCCCACCGAAATTGCATCCGTTTACCCTTCCGATCATTTTACCCCATGAGTGTGGGTCAATAACACGGTATAGTTTTAAATTCTCTTGGCCAGATTGATGAAATGGTGATGCTATACGCATTTGATCAATCGTTAAACCTGCTTGGTAAAACAAATCATAAGCCTTATTGTAATCAAAAGCAAATTTTGCATTGCATACCCATATATCATGTGCCCTCCAATCATATATAGGATAAAAATTTACAGTTAATTTGTCTATTATCTTTGTATAACTGAGATCGCGATGCATTAATTTTCTGTGCTGGCTAGTAAATATTGCACGCCGGGTGAGAGATTCATCTGCCCGCAATCCTATTAATACAGCAGTGCGGCCGTATTTTTTAGAAAACCAATCAGCGAATTGTAATCGGGCATCAAATCCCTTGGTTCCTATAATAAATGGATACGGGCAATTGTCATAATTAACTACATAATCATATTTTGGCATCTTACGAACCCATATATCTTGTTTAGCCGGGTCCCAAGGAATCCAACGTGGTTCATACATTGAAACAGAACACGCAGCAGATATAGGTAGGCATAGCCAGTATTTACGCGGAACATCTATTTCTTTGAAAGCACGATCAGCGTAGTCGTGTGTGTGTTGGTAGTTAGCTTCGTAATCTTCGTAGTAAAACGCAAGTTTATCCTGATGCCCAGTTTCAACCGCATACTTATATGCAAGATTCAAAACAACACCAGAATCTTTACCACATGAAAACGCTACCAAAACATTATCAAAATCTTTGAATGCAATTTTAATACGTTGCATGGCGGCTTCATAGACATTCATAACAATGTGCGGATTGCTTTGGTTAATGTTTTATGTTGCTTACGAAGTTTTATAGCCTCACTAATACGCAAAGTAATAGTATATGATTTACACTTATCATTAATCTCCGGCCTACCTACCTTACATTTCTTGTTTTTCAATTTTATTATTTCTTATAGTAAAACAATGATCAGGTGACATAGTGTGATCTTCAAGCATGTCAATAATTTTTAGACCACGCTCACCGTCAGGAAGTTTTGATATTATATTACCCTCTTTATCAGCATTTATTCCTAATGTTTCCAGGTATTTAATAGCCTTTTTCATGTAGCTAAGATAGGTAATTTAATTGTTTAAACAAATTTATTTTGATATATAGTTAATGTGCTGTAAAATAACAGATTCTGCTTTCTTCACCTCATGCCAATACTCTATATCCTTTACATAAATCATTCTGTTCACCATCTTGCAAGCATGTAATACAGAGCCATAATTCCTGTTCATATACGCTCCGATCTCTTTTACAGTTGCAGTTGTGTATTTACGTAGCATATAGATATAAACAAATCTTGGGCGCACGTATTCTGGTCTGTTACAGTATTCCGTAATATCGATGTACGGCTTGCTGAGCCTATCCTTAAGCAGTTCTGATACTACTTCAAACGGGAGTTTCATTTGTGTTTATTTTTATCGTTTAATGCTGGTTTACTTGTCCATATCTGTATCAGCTTACAGCCACGTACTTCTTTATTTGTAGCCCGCAAATAAAAAGATATAGGTAAATCAAAATACTTTGTCGTTTGCTGAAATAAAGCAATAGCAGGAGAGCAACTACAAGACAGTGAAGCACCCCTGTAATCATGGCGCACTAATTTAAAGCCAGTTTTATCATTATCTACAAATAAATACCAATCATTTTCATCCTGCACGAAATGAACATACATACCGGCCTTCATTTTAAACACATTCACTACAGCTTTAGTAAAAGATACATGATTAATATACATCCGTATGGTCATCTTACTGGCTGCTAAACCCTGGAATGCTTCGCTGAACTTGTCGATGATTTGCATTACTATATTTTATAAAAACAAAGCATTTTCATTTTCCATTGTAGTGAGCCACCGGTTTATAAGGTGGCTCTGAAACTCGCGAGATTCATCCTCTTTCCCGGATTGAATATGCTCAGTCTCTTCTATAAGTGTTAAAGCTATTTCCCGGCGACCAAGATCAAAAACTTTATTACTAAGCAATATAATCTTGTCTTTAAAACTTGCCTGCCCAAGTACCTTATCATCATCGAAATCTACAATCTTTATATCATAAGTTATATGATACTTCATCTGGCTGAGAGATGACAAAACCTCTTTCAGCAGAAAATCCATCTTAGGAGTGCGCTCAATTTCTTCATAAGAACTATTTCCAATAACGGTTCCCATACCTAAGATAGTAACAGCCGGAATATCCTTCTTTATTTTAGCAGCAACACTGTAAGGAATAGTTAAACACTCTCTCCTGTCCTGCCTGATAATCTCAGGGTATTTACCAGCCTTCTCACGGACTACAAGAAGATATTTTTTACTATACTCAATCCATTTATCAGAAGCGGTTGCCTCAAACCAGGTAGCTGCACACATACTTATATACTCGTACCCTGGTTTATCATTACTGCCATCTCTTAGTATAGCTGTAATCCAATCCTCGTTCTGAAAAGAAGTCATAGCTTCCTGTATAGCATAAGATAAATATGATGGATGTTGAGCAGTACGATCTTCGTTAATCGCTACATCATCAAACCCGTAATCGAAATTATAATCCTTACTGTGTACACGGATATTTTTCCGGAAGATCACGCCAGATGTTTTATTATAAACTTTCATCTGTTGCCTTCCTGTTTTTGCACCAAGAACAGATGTGTAAATATTTCCGGTAATAAATAAAGGTTCACGCTCATCTGCAAAACAAGCATCCCAATTGTTGATTACTTTCTGTAGTTTATCAGTCTGCTCGATATAGATTCTTGTTCTGCCTGCAGCGGGGTGAACCTCCTCGACGTTATTCACAATATCATACTTACCCTCGTCTACAGCATTGCAATAAATCTCCCGGAGAATAAACCAATCTTCTGTCCAAGTTGGCCCCATTGTAGTAGTATAGCTGGTAGGCAAACCGTTAATGCAAATACGGTCAAAAGATTGATCGCGAAGTGTTTCTGGTTTCTTAGTGAACACAATCTCATTCTCTCCTGTAAATACCCGGAAAGAAATATTATTCCGCATCATATAGGCTATAGAGTATTTCAACCCGCTACCAAAGAACCCTATCTTAGTTGAATCATTGCGCTTGGTTGATGCTCCTATTAATTCGAAGCTATTTATTTCTATTTCACCTTCGTTCTGGATTAATATATATTTCATACTGGTACATTTATTTGTTTTGCCCTATTATCAAACATCTGCTTAATCCTGGGGTCATTTAACTCCGCCGCATGCGCTAAAGCGGTTTCGTGGAGTTGTGATTTGTCGCATTCTAAGACAGTATCATACCACTCGTTATAGTATTGTATCTTCAGTTCCTGCTCTGCAGTTAAAGAATATAATGATCGAAGTTTAGTGAGCAGTTGTTCCCCCTTAGCAGCCTTATCATACGCAGCTTTCAGATGCGCTTCAGGGATTGGTGGGAGTGTTTTAATATCCAGCTTTACATCGATACCTTTTTCGCACCAATCTTTTATAAGTTTACCGGTAGCTTCTGTAATCACAAATGGATCTTTGTTCTCAAATAACTCAGTACGATCTTTAGAAGCAGTAGCAGTGTGTGTGTCGCGATCAAGATTCAGTGATACAGTTAACTCATACTCCCAACCTTCTCGCTGAATATCTTTCATGCCCAGCTTCTTTATCTTTTTATCATCCGTCATTACAGTTTCCATCTTACTGCGAGTGCAGGTTATAATATGAACCGGAGATTGAAGAACTTTATTTATAAAAGCATCGTGACGTGGAGTAGTGGACGACCAGGCCGACCAGGTATTGCCCTTATACTTTGACTGAGCTAACTTCTCATTTATTTCAATACAACCACCAGCTCCTGACCATTCGTGCGTAGAGCTATCAATTATAATACACTCCATTCCACCTTTAATACAGGTATCAATAGCCTCAATGTATCGTTCAGGGCTAAACGGAGCCTGTAAATCCAAAGTCTGAAATTCTCCAAGGTGATCATATAAACTGGCAGACCCATTCTCTGTATCTATTACAGCTATCTTGCCCCATTCACCCACTAATCCCTTTGCCATCAATAGAGCTGAGTAGGTTTTCCCGCTACCCGACGGGCCGGAGATGTTCAGCCGTAGCTTTGATTTCTTCCGGGTCGCACGTTGTAATTGCATACATATTTATTTTAAAAAGTTATAACCGGCCCGAAACAATATACCTGCCAGGATATAGAGAAGAGCGAACCGGTTAATAATTTTATTTGATTTTTGCATCCTGGCAGGATTTAGATTTTAAATATAGTAAAAAAGTTTTGAAATTAAAAAGAGCTAAGAAAATTTAATTTTTACTTCAGGTACATTTAAATATTCTGGCTCATACTTCTCAACTATTTCACGTAATTCATTATTAACTTCTTCGTTACCTTCAGCCCAATGCCTTAATTGTGAATTTGCACTTCTTAAATCTTCAAGTATTCTTTCCAAGCCATCCAGCTCCCATTCAATATCTTTAAATAAATCATATTCATCACTATTCTTTTCACAATTCTTCATTCCATAAGCTGCTGTTTTCATAGCAGTATTAATAGCTTTTATTACCTTATCAATATCTGGGCAGGTATGTTTTACTGGAGCCGCCATTACTTCTCCCTTTTTTCAAACAGTGAATACAACACTGATACCCTGAAATGATCCTTATGCGCAAAGTCTAATACGATATGCTCCCACTGCACTGATAAGCCACCGCCCATTAATATATGCGACTTTTCGTAGCCCGATGATAGTACAGTAGTGGATCCATCATGCACATACCTGTCCTGTGTTGATTTAAACCCGGTGACCTTATAGTAAGCGCCCGCGTAAATTCGTAGAGTAACGTTACCAGTAGGCAACACGATACCAGGAGCAAGTCCAAAGTATGAGGGCGGCTGTATTAACCCGCGCACAACTTCGGCCTGTAGATCGTAGTTCTTATACTGGTAGCCGATATTCATCTGCCCGAATATCTTATTGCTTATGCCTACACCTGCAGATAAGCGGACCTGTGAGCTGCATTTAATAGCAATAGCCGATAATATCAACGCGCAGATAATTACCTTAGCCCACCATCTCTTTGATTGCAGATAATTTACTATACCATCCCAGGCTTCTGATATTTCGTTTGAACCGTAATGATTGTTCATATTGTGAGTTTTTCGATTACTTAAAAATGAGCGGCCTTTCACCGCTCTGCCTCTGTTTCATTATCCTACGTATTGACTGAGGTTCATCTTTACGCTTCGTTAACCGGATGTAGCGATACATCAATCGCCTTGGTTAACTATTGGCGGAGGCGTCAGGATTCGAACCTGCATCCCCTTCCGATGGAAGGAATATTAGCCATTATCATCTACATCTCCGGCTGACCTTACATTTTTAGTTCGGGTCAGGTTGCAACTATTTCAAATAACTTATTTTAATTTTACCCCGGCTAGACAACCAGGGTCTTGTTTTTTGTAAACCACCGAAACTATATTATTGGCTCCCATAAATCAACTTGCCAAGCCCACCAGAAATCACTATCTGTTTTCCAAAACATTTCTTCATCAGCATCATAATATCCTTCAAAAGTTGCATCTTCAGCAAATACATGAAATCTTACTTTTTCGTTATCTTCTGGCAGTGTTGTTTTATCGTATTTTATTTCGATCATATATTCAAAAATTTATTCACCGTTGCCGCAATAGCATCCTTAACTTCCTGTACAGGTACAGGCTCGCATGTAGCCATTTCAGCCAGGTAATCATCTGTGTACTTATCACCAAACTCCCACAGAGATATTGACTGATCTCTTACTATCATCAGGTGCGTGTCGTTACGAAAGAAATATCCACCGTACTTACCTTTCGTTGCTATAGGTAATTCAACTTCACGTTCTACAGATTTCTTTTCTGTAATAGTTACTTTAAGTTTATTGAATGATGCTTGAGCACCTGAAGGGAAGGTATTCATGGTTGTTTGTTTAGTTCTGTGATTAAATAATCAGCACAGGTAACAGCACAAGCAGCAGCATATTTAAATGTTGAATCATTTGGCTCTAGATAGTTGTTTGCCAGTATCCACTGCATTGCCATTGCTGAGAAGTATTCCCGTTTAGATAAGCCGTTACCATCTTTCTGAAGCGTCACGTTTAATCCAAAAGAGGAATCGTAAACAACTTCATCGGTTGGAAATGCAGGTTGATTTGCTGTTATCATATACTTTCTTTTTCTGGTTCAATAAACAATACCGCCTTCTTATACCACGCCTCATGCAGCCTCTGCGATTCAGTTAACCCTGCCTGCCGCTGCCGGTGCCATAACTCCCAGGAATTATCAATAGCTTTCTTGGCCTGCTCTACTGTTAAGCACACTTGGCTCCGTCCTGTGAATACTGGCTTTCCGAATCTGGTTATTGTTACCGGGGCAAATTCGTGTTCTGTTATGACAAAGGTTCTATATCTCATGAACCGGTTTTAATAGCTTTACAACTTTTGATATAGAATATCCGGTGGCACAATCAGCAACAAACTCCCAAAGACCATTCTTATCGCCCCAATTAAATAATCCTTCATTCTCAGAATAATCTTTTATAATAACCTCCCCTTCTCTTAAATCAACATCCGGTAGATTAACAGTAGCTATCAGTATCTTCATGCCGTCAGTAGCATCGTGAAAAGATAAAGCTAACCTACCATTTATGTATTGCGCCTTACTTATATAAGCAGTGTAATTTGAGTACTTCGTTTTAAGTTGATAGGTTTTCATTTTCTTATAGAATAAATATAATTAATCCAATCATTGAAGTTACTTGCCGGTTGATCAGGATATACGGTGCTTCTAATATTTCCCATTATTTTTGATTTTAACCTGTGACGGCATATTAATAATAGCCTTATAAATTTCGATGTTGTTTTCAACTGTTTTCATTCTTTCCTTAATCTGCTTTACAGATACAGGGATGAAGTAACGGATTAGGTGTTTCATAGTGGGTTATTTTAATTTTGGGTGAAACATTTTAATAAACAAAGGAATAAAAACAATGGCCATTGCAGCTACTACTATTAATAAGCTACCGTAAGTCATTGTATCAGCCTGGTTAATTAAATCGTTTAAGTTTTTCATCTTATTATTACCAACCTGTTTTATCAGGTTGGTAGAGTAAAGTTAAACAATTAAACAGTAAAACTATCATTTTATGAAACTTTATTTTTGCTACTTTGTTTCATTTTCTTTATTTTACTAATAATCAATGGATTACCAGAAAGTATATCATAAATAGTTTTACTTGGCTTTCCATGACCCTGGTCAATAGATACAGATTTTACAGCATTTTTAAAGTCATCTGTACATTTAAATCCGATGAAATTTGATTTGCCTTCGTTCTCCATAAAAAAATATTTTTATAAAAATAGTAAAAATAGTTTAATTGTAAAATTATTTTACTTAATTTTATTTCTGTAATCAAATTACTCATCTAATCAGAGCCAGGGGCTTTGGTCTCATTGCCCCCTCTTTTTATTTAATGGTAAAGCAAAGTAATATATTCCCTGAAGAAGCAGTTACACCGGTATGTAACGAGTGCTGAATTTCGCTTTGTTGGGATATCGGTAAAGATGAGTATGAAGAAGAAAGATTATTTTGGGATAGCTGGCTTTGTAGTGATTGTAAAAATAACCAGGCGTGAATAAGAAACAGCTTATTTAAAAGAACCGACAAAAAGATTTCATGTATGACCGACGTAATGATTTCACTGTGCGACTTGTCAGGGGTAATGTGTTTACCGTGGGCTGAAGCTGGTTATACCTGTTACGCAGTGGACTTACAACATCCGGTAAGAAAGAATAAGGTAAAGAGTTTTGATAGCGGAGGGAAGATAATTTTTGTTTACGGAGACGCCAGGTATTGGACGCCCCCGGACAATGTAAGGATAATCTTTGTTTCATGTTTTCCAACTTGTACTGATATGGCAGGAAGTGGATCCCAGGATTATTCAAATCTGAACGGGCGAATCCCGAAGAAAGGAATACCTCAGTTATGTGATGGCCTTTTGCTTTTCAACTCTTGTTATCAGGTGGCTAAATGGTCGGGAGCTCCATTTCTGGTTGAGAATCCGTCAGGAGTTATTCCAACTCACTTCAGAAAATCTGATTACACATTTCATCCGTGGTTCTTTGGTGACATGTATCAAAAGTTAACGTGTTTATGGACCGGAAACGGATTTGTGATGCCGGAGCGGGAATATATAACAAAGCCTGTGGAAGTGACACAGAAAATTTGGGAAATGTCTCCGGGGGAAGATAGGGCCAATAAAAGAAGTGAAACGCCTGGAGAATTCGCAAGAGCAATATTTGAAGTAAATCAACCTGTACTTGTATGAAAAAACTCTTCCTACATCTCCTTACCACCAGTGTAGGGTTTGTTTTAGTGTTAGTTCC